GTTGATGTTGTTGACAATCTCGTGGTTGCCTTGATAGATGAGCATAAAGTTGTTCACCACATCAGTCAAGCTGACGTACTGATACGAACCCCAATTAGCGTCTTGAGGGACGTTGCCACTGTTCTCGTAATACTGATATCCGCTTAGATATGCCATTATAATTCTTGTTGGTTTTCTTGGGTTTCCATAGTATTCATGGCGTTAACCACCTCAGCCTCTCTGATTGATATGCCTGCATACCTCAATATCTTAGTGGTAAGCATCGGCTCATCTGACAACGGAAGCTCAAAGTCTTGATAGTCAGCACTTGTTTGGTCAAACTGAGGCTCACCATTTAGCAGCGTCACATACGTCCACTTAGGGGCAAGTGGGTATCTTATGTACTGACAGAACACCGCACTTGTAATTGTATCAGGAAAAATAGTAGCAGTGTTTCCTCTTACGATGTACGCAGGGAACTCTTCTGTGGGTGCTGTAAGCAAGGAGTTGGTTAGATTCAGCAGCTTAGACTCGGACACTTTCTCGATGTCTAAGTTTTTAACCTGCAACCTATTGATGTAGTAAGAGTCAGCAGGAAGCGTAAAGTCGTTGGCAGCTACGTTTGCAAGAGCTGCATACACAGAGAACGAATCAATCACCTCAAGCAGGCTATCAGCGAGGTCAGCGTAGCTCGACCCTGTCGTATGCGCGTTTACCTTGTTTATCTGATAGTTGTACTGATAGAAGTAGTCTTCAAACATATCCATCTGCGCCTGCTTTGCAAAAAGGTTGAAGTCAGACGGGGATATGTATCCATAATTGTTCTTGTTGCATACTGCAAGAACCGTGTTTCTAACTGAGTTTATCATGGAAATACCTTTCTACAAAGATAGCCAAATAAAAAAAGGGTGTCCGTTAAGACACCCTTTCTAACAACTATCGACTTGCGATTATGCATTTACAATTCCAGTCGCATCAATTGCTTTAGGAAGCGTACAGTCGTAAACAGGGTTAGTCCAAGAAGTTGCCAAAGCAGCCTTAACGTGCTTGTTCAATTCTTTAACTACATCAAACGCTTCTTGAGCAGCAGTATTGACAGTAGTTGTAGTGCCATCCACATACTCAATAAGAGTAGCGGTTCCTGTGGCTGTAGCAGACCTGATTGTCTTAATACCGTTGCACGATACCAATTGCTCTCCTGCAAAAGCAGTAGTTGCGGTTCCTGTAATATTCAAAAACTTTTCCATGTTAAAAATTTAATGGGTTAAACGTAGCGCAAAGATACGTTATTCTTCCATATGCTTTTCTAACAGCTTCAGCGTCTCAAGCCCCTCGTCTGACTGTAGGTATGACGATGTGATGTATATCGGGTCTTCACCGAAAGGAACAGTCAGCATACGCTTCTTGTTGTTCGGAAGATTGAAGTACACATCCTTGTTGTTGTTTCTCAGCCCCAATAAACCTTTGTCAAAAAACTGAGATACATCCGACTGTAGATTCAACATAGGGTCATCAAGGACGTTAAGAAACTCTTGTGGGCTTGTCTTCGCGTATATAAGAACGTCACGCTTTAACTCAGCGGTAGAGACTTTGCTTACGTCCCTACCAAGCATTACCCTTGCCACTCTCTCAAGCTCAGTAATATCAAGCCCTTTGGCGGCAATCAACGCATCAACCTCGTAGTTAATGGAGTCCAGTTCTGACTGGGCATCTCTTTCACTGTTTAACTCTTCAAACACCTGACCATTCTGAGGGTGGTAGTGCAGAAACTCTTGAAGTACAGGGTTGGTTTTAGGAACCGACAAGAAGCCATCCACAAAGATTACAGGCTCAACAATAGCATTGTCATCCTGCTCGTCTTCAAACGGGCTTTTTTGGTTTCTCGCGTATCGTAATGGCCTGTTATACTTGCCATCAAAGTACAGTAGTGGGAATCTTCTTGTGTTTCTTGATGGAATTGTCAAGCTAAGAGGTGAAGCGTCTCTTTTTAGTTTGTAGACCTTGTCTACAGGGGTAGTCTTTTTTTGCATTAGATTGGAATTAGAGTTAAAAAAAAGGGAGGAGGGAAGGCCCCTCCCCTCTCATTGGGTAATCAAGTTAGCTTACGCATTGAAGATAACGAAGTTATTAGCTCCAAGGGTACATACAGCTCTCTCAGAAAGGAAGTTTACTTCCATAGCGTCTAAAGAAGAAGTAGCTGCACCGCCAGCAGAACCAGTAATCCAAGTCTTGTATCGTCTGTCTTCTGTCTCAGAAGCTCTGTAACGAACGTGAAGGAATGGACGCTTAGCGTTCTTTCCAAGAACTTGGTCATATACTGATGTAGAACCAGCAGGAACAAGAAGACCGTTAACACCACCTGAAGAAAGGTCTCCACGCATTGTTGGGTCGTTCAAGTACTTCCAGTCAGACTTGTAGAAGTCATATCCTCTACGGAATCCAGTGAACCCAAGGTTCAATGCCATCTCCTCGTCATTGTCAAACAATCCGTAAGATGTACCACCAGCACCGTAAGAGTTCTGAGCAGCAAGCATATCGTCAATGTCGAAAGAGAAGTCTCTGTTTACGAACAATACGTTCTCCTCGATAGCTCCCTGACGGTCAAGACGCTGAATTACAGAATCAAAGTCTGCAAGGGTAGTAGGGTTACCACCAGTCCAAACATTACCTCTGTTCTCAACAGCGAAAAACACACCCTCAGAACCTGCATTTACAGTTCCAGCAGCAGCAGCAGCAGTACTCAAAGCAGCCTCAGCACCTGAGTTAGGCTCAGCAGGAACAGCTTCAATCATTGCAGTCTCAAGGTAGTCGTCAAACCGAAGTCGGGTCTCATGCTCTGACTTCAAGTACCATAGGTATCCTGTAGCACCGTTCTCAGTGGTTACCTCAACCCATCCAATCTGAGCCATATCAGAACCGTTTACAGAGTAAGTGTCCTTAAGGATGATTGGCTTGTTGTCGAAGATGCTGTCTTCTGACTCAAGAGAGCCAACCATTCCGTTAGTTCCTTTTGCAAATTCAGAACCGTAAATCATAATGGTAACGTCTGCATTTGCTGCGCCCGTACCAGCAGTAACAAGACCGCCTGCCTCATAGAAAGCAACAGTAAATGTAGAAGCGGTAGGAGCAGCAATAGTAACAACACCCTTGTTTACCCCTGAACCATCGTTCTGAGAGATAAGAAGTGTCTGCCCTACTCGGATAGCTCTTTCACCGCCACCTGTGATAGCATCGTTCACTTGAAATTCAGCAGTGCTAACTCCTTGGGCCGCAGCAGTACCCACCTGAGTATACTTGGTGTGAAGTCGCCCTTGCTCTGCCCACTTAATCATGTCAGAATTTGTAGGTATTTCAGCACCTACCATTCTCAAAAATGATGCAACGCTTCGGTTTCCGTATCGCTCGAACTCCTTTTCGTAGGTGTCAGGAAGATACTGGTTCAAAAAATCAAAATTCGTAATGTAGTTTGTAGCCAACGCTACACGCTCTGCATTCGGTTGCAGAGCAAATGTTGGTGATCCAGCTAATGCCATATCGTTTTTCTTTTAAAGGTTAAATTCTTTTTGCACTCTTAATCTTCAAACCTCGACCTGAGTCTTGGTTCAAAGACCTCACTTGGAATCCTCCCTTGTTTGTGGTCTCAGGTGTGCGCCTCATGTCCATGTCAATGTTTTTGGACTTGCGACTCACATCATCAACCGCATCAGCTTTGCCTTGCTCGTAAAAGAACTTAGCAAACTTTTCGGGATTCATCGCTACAGATAAAGCTCTATGGTAGCCGTCAGCATCTTTAATGAAATTATTGTCATCAGTGTACTTATTCACAAAGTTGAGAATAGTCTCCTGAGACTTCTTCAGCTCAGATGCGTCAGCAGGCTTAAACGTCATAGACTTATCGTTGACATTGAACTCAAAACCTTTGAACTCGTCATTGAAAACTCTGTCTGTCTCCTTCAAGAACAAATCAATTCTTTTTTGATTCAGCTCCTGAAGACCTTTTGCTTCTTCTGCCTGTTGTCTAAAGCTCGTCAACTCCTCGGTGGACTCTGAAGACGCTGGCCCCACACTTGACTCAAGGGGGGCTTTGTATTGCTCTTGCTGTTCTTTGAAGAATTTCTTCGCTTAGACAATCTCTCGCTTCTTGGCTAACTTCTGCTTTTTGATAAGAGACTCATCATCAAGGTCTTCGTCATATCCGAACTTGGAGTCGATAAGGTCATTTAAGTCCTCATCATCTAACCCATCTTCAGTCTGACGGTAGTAGTCCATAATCAACTCATCATCCGCTACGTCATCGTAGTTTTTGTTGAGCTTGATATAGTCATCCATACCTCGACCAGTCTCTTTTCTGTATCGGAAGTAAGCGGCAACATCTTCAGGTAGTTCTTCAGATGCTTCCCGCTCAGCGACAAGCTCGTCAATAGAGCTTATCTCTTTGCCATAGCGATTACCAATATATGTAAGAACGTCCTCCTCTGATAACTCAGGAGAGGTGTTGTTTTCTTCAGGCGTTTGCTCCGCAACATTCTCCTCAACTTTAGCCCCC